ACAAGGGCCAGGGCCTCAGCGTCTACTGGAAGTGGGGCCACGCGGCCGGCTGGAACGACCACAAGAAGCATGTGGCTGCGACCCAAGCCCCCGCAGTAGCACATGAGCAAACTGAGCTGAAGGCCGAGAACGAGCAACTTCGTGCGCGGGTAGCGTCATTGTCCAGGGAGGCGTGGGAATGGAGCAAAGCGCTGGAGGCTCAGATCAAGGAGCGCGAGGGCATGGCTCTGGTGCCAGTGACTCCAACAAAAGCGATGATGGATGCTGGTCGCTGGTCTGAATACGGCGAAGAGACGAGCCGCCTGCACGACGTTGAAGACGATGACGTGCTGGCAGTGTGGGGCCGGATGCTCGACGCCGCCCCGAAGGGGGTGCGCTGATGCTTGCCGCCTGGACCGAACTGCTGCCCCTGTTTGTCGTGCGCTGGCTGGCATTGAGGGCGTGCGAGCGTGTCTCTATCGACCGAGAACTTAACCCGCGCTTGGCGGCTCTGGCTCGCCGCGATGTTTTGTTCGTGCTCGCGTCCGCTTCCCAGCCCCCAAAGGCCGCCTTCGTTGTGCCGGTACAGCACAAGGAGGGCGCGTGATGGCACTGCGCTTCAGGAAGCAGCCGAACGAAACGGGCCTCGCTCGCGCGGTTCAAGGGCCTCGCGGGTATGAACTGCGCGACGGTACGAGAGTGGTCATGCATGTAGCGCCACTCCTTTACCGCCGCTGGGAAATCACCGGCTGGTATGTCTATGGCCTGGGCATCAACACCGCAAGCAACCCCGTCGACACCGCCGACGAGGCCAAAGCGTTCGCCCTGGCCCATGCCAAGAAGAACTATCCCATCCCCTCACAGGACGCATGAGAACAACCCCGCGCCCCCGCTGCTGCAACCCTCGCAACGGAGGATGTGGGGAAATGTTCACTCCCGCCAGGCCGATGCAAAAGGCTTGCTCCACCGGGTGTGCCCAATTGATGGCCCGGCACAAAAACGTCAGGAAGGCGGAAAAAGACGCCCGCGAGGATCGCAAGCAAACCCGGGCGCAGTTGGAATTGCTCAAGGGCATCCCGGAACTCAAGAAGGAAGCGCAGCGAGAGTTCAATCGCTACGTGAGGCTGCGTGACGCTGGCAAGGGCTGCTTTGTCTGCGGAACGCCATTGGTGCTGGGCGGCTTGGGCGGCGGCTTCGACGCTGGTCACATTCGCTCGCGCAGCAATGCCGACAACCTCCGCTTTGACGAGCGCAACGTTCATGGGCAGTGCAAGTCGTGCAACGCGGCGGGCGCGACGAAGGATTGGAAGATGCGGGCCGCAGCCGACCGACTGCTAGGGCCAGAGGTGGCGGCTGCACTGTATGCTGACAACCGTGTCATCAAGTGGCAGCGCGACCAGCTCAGAGCCATCCGCGACGAATACCGCCGCAAATCCAACGAGTTGGAAAAGCAGATAAGCCGCTGACAAGTGGCGCTATAATTGACTCCATGAAACCGCACCTCAGGCGCTTTGATGGCTACTGGCTCTGTGTCGGTGCGTCAATCATTGGCTACGGGGTGACGGCACAAGGGGCCTACAAGCAGTGGCAGGCCGTCGCTTGCAAAGTGGGAAGCCGTGCGGACGACGTTTTTGCGGGCTTTTACAAAACGCTGGCTCAGTGGGAGCCGGAAGGGATGGCGCAGTGAAGTCCCAGTGGCTTGACCGCCGAATTGCTGCGCCTGGGCCGTATCTGGCCTTGTGCCTAAATGAGCGCGATCTTGTCAGCGCCTGCCGTGACCTGAATCTGAAGCCGCCCGCATACTTTGTCCGGGGCGAGCATTCTCATGCAACGGTTCACCACTACGCAGCGAAGTCAGGAATTGCCTGTATCGTCTGCCTCCGTGGCTACGAAGAACGCACGCCGATTGAAGTCGCCGGCCTCCTGATCCACGAAGCCGTCCACATTTGGCAGGAGTACGCCGAGAACATCGGCGAGACCAGCCCAGGCCGCGAACAAGAAGCCTACGCCATTCAAGCAATCGCACAGGAACTCATGGCAGAGTTTGCCCGGAGGATGAAGCAGTGACCCGAGGAACCCCGCAAGAGGACAAGCAAGCCATTGCCTCCGCCGTCTTTGCCATCATGGCTGACGGGGAAAGCCTGCGCACGGCTTGCGAATCTGCTGGGGTCAAGGTTCCAACGCTGCTTCTTTGGATCGATGGCGACCCGAAACTAGCTGAGCAGTACACGCGCGCGATGTTGGCACGGGCCGACGCCAAGTTTGAAGAGCTGGACGCCGTGAGCGAGCAGGCTGCGCGTGCTGATAGCGCCGTAACGATCAACGGCCTGCGCCTCAAGGCTGACAACATCAAGTGGCAACTTGCCAGGATGAACGCCCGTAAGTACGGCGACCGCACCACGATTGCTGGCGACCCGGAAGCACCGCTGTCTGGTACAGACGAACAGCTTTTGGCCCGCGCTGCCGCTATCCTGGCCTCCGCGAAAGGCGAAGGCAGTGGCGGCTGATGCGAGTTTTGCCGGCGAGGCTTCGCTAACGCCGAAGCAGCGGGCGGAATTGGCCGCAATCGTGGCCGAGCTTGAGCGAAGGAAGAAGGCGCGGCTGCATGAGTCGATCTTTGCCACGCTCTACGACTGGCAGGTTGAGTTCATCCGCCGCACCGCAGAGCATTCGCAGTGCTGCCTGATCGCGGCAAACCGCATCGGCAAGACGTACACGGGCACGTACATGGATGCCATCCATGCGCTTGGCGACTACCCTGCGGACTGGCCTGGACATCGGTTTGACCATGCGCCGCTGATCTGGTGCCTGGGCTACTCGGGTGAAAAGACCCGCGACCTGTTGCAGACGGCCCTTGTTGGGCGCAAGAACGGCGACAGCTTTGAGGGTGGGATCATCCCGGCCGGGCGGATCGTCGGCTATGAGTCGATGACTGGCACACCAAACGCCGTGCGGACGCTGCTGGTCAAGCACTCAAGCGGCGGGACTTCGCGCATCCAGTTTTGGAGCTACAGCCAAGGCCAGCACGCGCTGATGGGTGACGCTGTGGACTGGTTCCACGTTGATGAGGAGCCGCGAGACCCAGCCATCTTCCCGCAGGTTCTTGTCCGGACGGCATCTGGCGACCGAGGCAAGGGCGGGCGAGGCATCCTCACATTCACGCCCGAGAACGGCCGTACTGAGCTGGTGATGCAGTTCATGGATAACCCGAGCCGCGCCCAGTTCTGCATGCAAAAGGGCTGGGATGACGCGCCGCACCTTAGCGAGAAAGTCAAGGAAGACCTTCTGTCCAGCTTCCCAGCCCACCAGCGAGAGATGCGAACAAAGGGCGTGCCGATGCTGGGGCATGGACGCATCTACGATATCGCCGAGGAGGAAATCACCTGCGCGCCGTTTGCGATCCCGCCGCATTTCCGGGTCATTGACGGGATGGACTTCGGCTTTGACCATCCGCAATCTCAGGTGCAGCTAGTCCACGACACGGAGAATGAGGCCTTCTACCTTGTGAGGGCGTGGAAGAAAGACAAGGTGAGTCCGTCCGACGCCTGGGGTGCCGTGAAGTCGTGGGCGGCTGATGTTCCTACGGCCTGGCCGCTGGACGGGTTGCAGACCGAGAAAGGCAGCGGCAAGCAGCAAAAGGCTTACTACGTTGAAGCCGGGTTCAAGCTGCTGAAGGATCACGCGACCTGGCCTGACGGGTCAAACGGCGTTGAGGCCGGCTTGTTTGAAATCCGCGACCTGATGCTGAAAGGCAAGTTCAAGGTCTTTGCCGGCCTGCGCGACTTCTTCGATGAGTTCTTGCAGTACCACCGCGACGACCGTGGGCACATCGTCAAGACCCGCGACGACATTCTGGACGCTGTGCGCTACGCCTACATGATGCGCCGCTACGCCGTGCCTTATGGCGAGGTTGGCAAAGCCCCGCCGCCCGCCGTGTCCCCCATGCCTGTAGCGTCCCCGTGGCGCCGCCGCTAAACTCCTGCCATCTTCCGCTGAGTAGACGAGCATTCCAGCAGCTCATTACCCCCAAGGGGAAATGACCTATGGCCCGACTCAGCACCGAAGACAAGCTCAAGAAACTGCACGCCGAGGCGCTGCGCGAGTTTGACGACATCCAAGCAGCCCAGCGCGACGAGCGTTACCAGTGCTACGAGGATCGCCGGTTCTACTCTGTCTCCGGCGCACAGTGGGAAGGTCCGCTAGGCGACCAGTTCGAGAACAAGCCCCGGTTTGAGTTCAACCGGGTGCATTTGGCAGTCATCCGCATCATCAATGAGTATCGGGCGAACCGCGTCACGGTTGATTTCCAGCCGAAGGATGGCGAGGAATCGGACGAGTTTGCCGATATCTGCGACGGGCTTTTCCGCGCCGACGAGAAGAAATGCACGGCTGAAGAGGCGTACGACAACGCATTCGAAGAGGGCGCATCTGGCGGCATGGGCGCCTGGCGGCTGTGCGCCAAATACGAGGATGAGGACGACGACGAGAACGACCAGCAGACGGTCGGCATCCATCCCATCTTCGATGCTGACATTTCCGTCTTCTTTGACCTGGGTGCAAAGCGGCAGGACAAGAGCGACGCCAAGCGCTGCTATGTGCTGTCTCCCATGCCTCGGGCCGAGTATGAGGAAGAGTACGGGGATTCGCCTGATTCCTGGCCTCACGACAGCTACAAACCCACCTACGAATGGGCCACGCCTGATTTCGTGTGGATTTGCGAGCACTACCGCATTGAAGAGGTGAAGGAAGAACTGGTGTGGTTCTCCGGACTCGTGGATGGCGAAACGCGCAAGTACACCCGCAAGGAGCTGGACGAGAACCCCGAACTGCTGGACGAACTGGCCGCGACCGGCTGGACGGAATCTCGTCGCAAGAAGGTCGAGCGCAAGCAGTGCCGCAAATACATAATGTCCGGTGGAAAGGTTTTGGAAGACTGCGGGCTTGTGCCTGGCGGGATGATTCCGGTTGTGCCCTTCTATGGCAAGCGCTGGGTTGTCAACGGCATTGAGCGCATCATGGGCCATGTCCGATTGGCAAAGGACGCCCAGCGCCTCACCAATAGCCTCATGTCCTGGCTTGCTGACATGGCGGGCCGGTTTGACGTTGAAAAGCCGATCCTCACTCCCGAGCAGGTTGCAGGCCATGTGCAAATGTGGTCGAACGACTCAATCGAGCGTTACCCATACCTGTTGCTCAATCCCGCCAAGGACGGCAACGGCGACCCAATTCCGGGGAGTGCCGCGCCGACCGCGTACACCAAGGCCCCCAATCTGCCCCCGGCGATGGCTGCGCTAACCCAGCTTGCAGGCGACTCGCTGCAATCCCTGCTGGGCAATCAGCAGGCCGGGGAAGAGGTTCACCCGCAAATGTCTGGCAAAGCCGTGGAACTCATTCAGACCCGGCTGGATATGCAGGTCTTTATCTACATGTCCAATTTCGCCAAGGCCATGAAGCGGTCGGGGCAAATCTGGCTGGCGATGAAAAAGGCCATCACGGTCGAGCAGAGCCGCAAGGCAAAAACCCTTGGCATGAATGGCGAAACCGCTGCGGTGATCCTGAACCAGCCCGGTTATGACGAGAAGACTGGCCGGGAAGTCACGCTCAATGACATGACCGCTGCCAACTACGAACCCGACGTAGAGGTCGGGCCGAGCAGCAGCAGCAAGCGCGCCGCGACCGTGCGAGCGTTGACTGGCATGATGCAACTCACGCAAGACCCCGAGACGCAAGCCATTTTGACCGGCCTTGCCATGATGAACATGGAGGGGGAGGGCGTCAGCGAGGTGAATGACTACTATCGCGCCAAAATGGTTCGCATGGGCGTCGTCAAACCCACCCAGGAAGAGCGCGAACAGATGTCCCAGGAGCAGCAAGGCCAGCAGCCCGACCCGCAATCCCAGTACCTCATGGCCGCAGCGCAAGAGGCCGCAGCAAACGCCCAGCAGGCCCGCGCGAAAACCGTGGAAACCATCGCATCGGCTGAACTCAAGCGCGCACAAACTGCCGAGACATACGCACAAACTGCGGAGAAGGTTACTCAACAACAGTTGGCATCCGCCCAAGTGCTAAGAGGCATGCTCGCCGTCCCGCAGCCTACAGAGCTAGGCGGCATGTGAATATGGCGCGATAATGCCTCACCCTTAACCCTGCACGAGACGCAATGGCAGACCCCGAAATCATCGAAACCGACGAACTCCCGCCCGAGGATTTGACCGAGGAAGAGGAAGCGACCCCGCCTGATGATGGCGCCGATGACGAAGGGGCGCCGCCCGCCGAAGCGCCGGAAACCCCACCTGCTGAGGAAGAGCTAGTCCTCACCCTTGACGGCGCTGCGGTTGACGAGGAAGAGGCCCCGCCCGAAGGCGCAAGCCCGAAGGCCGCCGCCGCTTTCGCAGCGATGCGGACGGAGAAAAAGCGCTTGGAGCGCGAGCTTCGGGAGCTGAAGGCGAAGCAGGAAGAGGCCGCCGCGCGCACGGTTGCTCCGGTAATCGAGCCTCTCGGGGCCGAGCCGACGCTGGAAGAGTGCGACTTTGACGCCGAGACCTTCGCAACCAAGCTCAAGGCGCATCTCGCCAAGAAGGCAGAGCATGAAGCCCGCCAGCGCGAAGCAGAGGCCGAGCAACGCAAGCAGGCCGAAGCATGGCAACAGCGCCTCACGACCTACAAGCAAGAGGCCGACAAGCTCAAGCGCCCGGACTTTGAGGACGCCGAAAGCGCGGTGAAGGTCACATTCAACACCGTGCAGCAGGGCCTATTGCTCAAACACCCCAAAGCCGCCGCGCTGGTGTATGTGCTGGGCAAGAACCCAGCGCGGGCCAAAACCCTCGCTGCAATTGCAGACCCCGTGGATTTCGCATATGCTGCGGCTGAACTGGCTGGTCAGGTCAAGGTCGAGCGCAAATCGCCCCCGCCCCCAACTGATACGCCAGTCCGAGGCAGCACAACTGGTTCGGCCCTCGCCTCTCAGAGCCTCGAAGCTCTGAAAGAAAAAGGCCGCCGAACTGGCGATTACTCTGCGTACTTTGCCGCCAAGCGCGCGGCAGACGCCCGCAAGTAAGCCTCAAGCGCACTCGCGCCGAGTCGCCCACGCAAGGGCAGTGGCCGCCGTCCAGCCTGTGGATGAGAAAACGAGACCGTAACGTTTACTCAATCTGAAGGAATGGAATCATGCCCAACGCCCTTGCAAAAGACCTCGAGCTGATGTTCGAGAATTTCGTGGAAGGCTTCGACGCTGAGTGCGTCATCTCCCGCGCCGCCGAAACCAGCTACCCGTCGCCCAAGACGATGCAGCGTGCTGGTGATGTGTTCTACAAGAAGCAGAACTACCACGCCGCTGTCGTCACCGGCCTGGACGTTTCCGGCGCCACCCGCACCGACGTTATCGAGCGTTTCGTGCCCACGGTGTACCGCTCGCCGGACAACGTGATCTACGAGCTGGACGCCAAGGAACTGCGCGACCCCGACCACATGCGCAAGATGGGCGACGCCTCTGCGCTGCGCCTGGCTGCTGAGGTGGACAAGAACCTGTACGCCGCCGTCGCCGCGAACAGCTCCATCATCGTCAAGAAGGTGGGCGCCCTGTCGTGGGACGATGGCGCACAAGCAGAAGCGCTGATGATCTCGCGTGGCATTTCCTCGCGTGACCTGAAGCTGTTCATGAACCCCTTCGACTACAAGGATGTTGCAAAGGATCTGGGCAACCGCGCCTACCTGGGTGACCGCAACCTGTCGGCCTATGAGCGCTCCAAGGTTCCGGACATCGCCAACTTTGCGACGTTCCGCACCGACAACGTGGCGAACCTGGCCGCCATCGGCACCGTGACCAGCACGACCGTCACCAGCAACACGAGCCACACCGTCACGGCCATGACGGGCGACCTGCCGACCGACAACCGCTACGGCGTGCTGCCGGTGTCTGGCGCCAACATCGCCAACATCAAGAACGGCGACTGCTTCACCATCGCCAACGTGAACGCCGTCCACATGATCGACAAGAGCGACACTGGCCAGCCCATGACGTTCCGCGTCATCTCCGGCGCTGGCACTGGCTCGCTGACAGTGACCCCGAAGATCGTCACCTCTGGCCCGTACCAGAACGTGACGGCCCAAGCTGCCGCTGGCGCTGCGCTGACGTTCCTGAACACCGCCACCAAGTCGGTGAATGCCTTCTGGGCTCAGGGTGCCGTGACGCTGGACTATGGCCGCCTGGAGTTCCCGCAGGGCATGGGCGCTGAGGTGATGACCGCAACCACCAAAAACGGCGTGCCGCTGGTGATGGTGGCTCAGATCAACGCCCAGACCGGCAAGGTGTTCGTGCGTGCCACGACCCTGTATGCCGCGACGGTGCTCGATCCTGAAAAAGCGGGGCTCGTGCTTGCAAATCAGGTGTAAATGAGCGTCTCACCGGGCGCTCACCCGCTCGGCTAGCCGGGGGCTTCGGCTCCCGGCCTTTTGGATCACACAAATGGACGCACTCGAATTCCCCCGCTTCATGTGCCGCCCTGGCGGTTCGTGGATGCTCGAAACAGGCCCGCACGAAGTCCGCACTGTCGCGGATGCCGATGAGGCCAAACAAGCGCTGTCTGAGGGCTGGAAGTTCAGCCAATACGACGACGCGCCGAAGGCTCAAGAGCCTGCCGACAAGCTTACCGACCGCGCCGCCCTTGAGGCCCGCGCAAAGGAATTGGGCCTGACCTACCACCATCGGACTGGCGACGAAAAGCTGGCCCGCCTGATCGCTGAGGCTGAATCGAAATGAGCTGGTCAAAGCGCGAGCTGATCCAAGAGGCTTTTGCGGAGCTGGGCCTAGCTGCCAGCGATTTCGACCTGCAGCCTGAGGAAATCCAGACCGCGTTGCGCCGGCTTGATTCGATGATGGCGACCTGGGACGGTAAGGGCGTCCGCATCGGCTACGCCCTGCCCGCTTCTCCTGACGAATCCGACCCAGATCAGGCATCTGGCATCCCAGACACTGCCGCCGAAACGGTCTACCTGAATTTGGCGATGCGGATCGCCCCGGGCTTTGGAAAGGCCGTCTCGGTCGATACCCGCCGCAATGCCCGGGATGGCTATGACGCCCTGCTGCGTGACTCCGCACAGCCCCTGCCGCCCCAGCAGCCCAACACCATGCCGCGAGGCTCAGGCAATAAGCCCTGGCATCCTCTCAGCAGCCCATTCTTTCCGACCCCCACATATAGCCCGCTGTCTGTCACTGGTGGCGGCGAGCTGGAAATCACGGAGTAATCCACATGGCAAGCCAGCTCAACGAACTTTCGCAGTCGGACATCACCACGGCTGACAGCATCCCATTTTTCAGCGTGGCAAACGGGGCGAGCCGGCGCACTTCGGTGGCTCAACTCAAGACGGCTCTCGGCATCCCGGCCACGGCGGATATGGTCACCCAGTACGCCGCGCCTGCTGCTACGGGGTTCACGATCACGATTGCCCCGCCGAATGCCGGCCAGTCGGTCTATCTGCTGCTGACCCCCGTTGCCGGCTACGCTGCCGGGGCGATTGTTCTCCCCGCAGCCACCGCTGCCGTGGACGGACAGGAGGTGCTGTGCAGCACTACGCAGGCAGTCACGGCCCTGACCGTCTCAAGCTCCGGCGCAAGCGTGATTGGAGCACCTACGACCCTGGCAGCAAATGCCTTCTTCCGCCTGCGCTTCGATGCCGTGGTGGACAACTGGTATCGGGTGGGGTAATGCCCAATCAATCCGATCTCCCCGTCACCTCCGGCAACAAGTCTGGGTTTGAACGAGTGCGCGTGGACGTTGCGCAGACTTCGTTTTTTGAGGGGCGGGAATTCAGCCTGTCCGACGAACTCAACATCCCGTCAAGCGGCGCGCGGATTTACAAGATCGTCAGCCCCCATGATTTCGTCATCTGGGCAAACCATCTGCAAATCGAATCGGGCTTCGCGCGGATGGCGCTGGTTTATGGCGGAACCGAAGGCGGCACATTCACTCCGCTGACGCTGCATTCCACAAATGGCATGTCGCTTGGCGCAAACCGCCGCCGCACAAGCCAGGCCGTTGAATACGCCGCGCAAATCACCGTCGCCGCTGGCGGCACTTTGACTGGCGGGACTGAGCGAGACATCATCCGGCTCAAGGCGTCAAATGTGACCGTGCAGGCAACCTCAGTAACTGACCAATTTTCTGAGCGCGGCTTCGCTGCTGGCACTTATTATTTGCGCCTGACAAATTTGTCTATCACAGACGCAATCACAGGCGTTTTGTTTATCCGCTGGGAAGAGCGCCCGGCATCGATGTAAGGCCAATCATGACCCAAATCACCGTTTCTGCTGGCTCTGCCGTCGATGTGCCGCTGCCGGCAAACAATCGCCTCATCATTGCCGGGTCTGGCACATACCGCGTCGGGCCTTTGGGCACTTCGCAGCGCCCGACCGTGGATCAACTGATCGACACGACCAGCGTAATCGGCCCGTTTGAGGATTCGTGCGTTGTGCGGATCGCCGCTAACCTCGGCGCAACATATGAGGTCATCGCGCCCACCGATGCGCTGGACTCGCGCGGATTACCAGCCTCGGTGTCATGGGCTGGGTCCGGCGCCACCGTGCGAAACATCGCCACGCGCTGCGGATGGCCAAGCTCGATCACCAGCGGCAGCACGCCTTACTCGATGGGGCGCACCTTCCACATCTGCACCGCCGACATCACCAATGCCGATGTCACGATTGGCTTCCCCAATGTGCGCCTCAGCCCTGGCAACGAGGTTGCCAGCGGCGGTACTCAGACCGTCACCGCCGCCATCGAAAAACTC